GGCAAAACTTGCGAGATTTGTTGACGCATACACGTACGCAGTACGCGTAATCGATGACACATCGAGTGAGTGGGGCCCAGTGGCTATCATGGACTACAACGAACTGCGCAGCAGGATTGTGGAGCGAGCATATGCGAGTAAGAGAGAATTCGTACAGAAAGAACTCTCTCTCCCTCGCGTGGTGACTCCCCTCATGCACGCTGCGTGGACTGAAGTACCTACGGACTTGAAGCAGGAGCTAGCTACTCTTGCTGGAACGGACATCACTGGACTTGAAACGGTTGTCTTCCCAGAAGGCTTCCCTTTCAGTTCCAGCCCACCGATCTGGCGAAATGCGATGCTCACCGCTGGTCTTTTGGAAGAACCGTCGGACGAACTGTACGACAAACTTCGCATCTTGTGTGCGAGGATTCTCATACCTTTCGTTGCGGCGGATCCTGACGACCAGCGGGCAACGGTAGCTGCACGTGCACGTCTTTACGACACTGCACATGCTTACTACCGACGCCTGCATGCGAAACTGGACGAACGACGAGAAGCAGTGGTGCACTTTGCCGAGAGACGTTGGCACTCCCTTGCGGAGTGGCTGAACGGATCTGGAAAGTGCGCAACACCTGCGGTTTCTGAGTGGCGACGAAAAGTGGCTGTGGCCGCCAAAGTTGTTTTGCTCGCGAGCCCGCTTGTGCTCGGACTCCTCGGATCGGTTGGCATGTTCGTGCATGCACGCAACGTGTTGAAGAACGCTGATATGGCTGAGGCCTATGAGGAATGTGAAGAAGAGGAAGACTGCGATCGTGTCTGGGTGCCCACTCAGAAACGTTTTGTTAATGTTCCTCGTGTCTACAACAACGACGAATCGGCAAATCCGAGGACACGGAAAAAGAAGCCCCCAGGTGTCGCAAGACGCCTGGGTCCGTCGCTCGCAAGAGCGACGCGCCGACCGCTGTTCTCAAACCTTGATGAGTGTCTCGATATCGCTGCGGCGAAAGAAGACGAGAACTACAAGGAGATTGATCGGTTGGTTGGCAATGGTTTTTTTGTTCAGACTGCGTCGAAGGTCCAAGCTGCGGTCGTCATGTACACGGCGATGTACAGGGACAATAACGGTGAAGGACGTTCGACCAACGGACATGGACTCTTGGTTGGCGGAGATAAAATGTTGACCGCGGGGCACGTCTTCAACGGACTGTTGAGACGTGGGGTGGAATGCGAGGCAATCGTATTCCACACGACGCGGGGCACCTTTCGGGGTGTTCCGTATCGCTGGCTCATTCAGCCCGGCGCCGATGTGTTGGTGCTGTGTTGTAAAGAACTAGCGAAGGCTGGATCTTGGCCTGTGCTCGACAACTTCTTCCCCGATAATGAAGATTTTGACGAACAAAACTGCGATACATCGCTCTACTCCTTCATTCACTTGATGAAGTTGGGAGGGAGCTTTGTTCCTCACAGTGCACCGGCCTCGATCGGTGGAGTGGTCCAAGACCCCTTCATGGGAACGGCTTCGCTTTGCGGTTTTGGTGCCGCGGCGAAAGGTTACAGCGGCTGTCCGCTGGTTCGGTTCCTTCCCCAAGGACCGATGGTGGTCGGAGTTCTGAGCTTGAGCAATAACACGGAGAACACGTTAGCTCGCACAGAAGTCTGGTGCCCCATAACCACACACGACTCGCTGGCTAAGTTGGTGGAAACACCTTTCTTGGCCATACCGGAATACGTTGACAATGGATTCGGAAACGCGGACGACTACGCAGATGAGCCTGAAACGCTCAATGAGTATGTCGCCTGGACACAGGAGACACCGCGCGGAATACAGAATGCGGAAACTTGGCGCAAAAGTTGGCCGGAGTCAAATCCTCAGCCAATTTTCCAATGCGACAATGTTTTCCGCAACCAGTCATCCCGCTTGGTGCCCACCATCTTCCATGGAGCTTTCTTCAAGGACTCGCTTGACGCCTGGGAGGCCGGCAGTATGCACATACCCAAACTGCAAGGCCCTCCCGGGAAGAGAGATGAACCATTCTTGAAGAACGCCAAGAAGATGGCGGACGTGTGTTACCAGATACCACCGCGTCTGCTACGGCGCGCCCAACGGCGCATCATAGCACGGCTGAGTGAGCATCTGGAAGGCGGCTACCCTCTGCGGACATGGCGGTTCGCGACAAGAGGTGGAAGTGTTGCTGGAGTGGAACCCATCGAAATGAGCACCTCCGCGGGACATCCTTACCGCACGAGCGGTTGGCGTGGCCCGCGTGAAAAGAGTGAGCTCTTCGTTGGACCAGACGGAAAAAAGGAACCTGGCCCTCTGTTGCGAACGCAGATTTTCAACTTTCTGCGGGACATCATGGACGGAACCTTCGATCCGAAGGACCACCCCTTCATTGACACTCTCAAAGACGAGACGCGGCCAATGAATGACGAAGGCGTTATCAAGGATGCTCGAGTCTTCCAAGTTGGTGGCTTAGTTCCGAATCTCGGACTTCGCCTCTGCTACGGAGACTTCATCGGGGATGTGAAATTACATCACCACACCCTTCCCATCAAAATCGGGATTAACGCCCACGACGACGAGGCCTGGACACGGCTCGCGCGATTCCTACGAATGCATGTTGAGAAGAAGAAGTCCCACAATCCAGTGGAAAACCCGCAAGAAGACGTACCAACGTACATTGCGGGAGACTTCTCCAACTTCGATAAGATGCTTTCGGCTCAGCTGCTTCGTGCAGCTTTCGCGATCATGGACCACTTCTACGCGGAGTGGCGCCGTGATGCGCGGGGTGACATCTACCCTGAGGACCGCCTGGCTTGGCAGCTCGACGCAGCAATGCGGAAAGCTCTCCAAGACTGGGTGATCAACAGCGTACACCTGAGTCAAGGTTTCGCGTACACAACGGATCATGGAAACCCCTCTGGTAATGTTTGCACTACCATTCTGAACAGCCTCTGTAACTGGCTTCTGACCGAGTGCTGCCTTAACACCCTCGCCCCTGAGGCGGAGGAAGAAAGTGCAGCTCGCGGAGACGAGGTCATTCAAGGAGTGAAGTACGAGAGCGCGAATTTCGGCGACGATGTAGTCATCTACAACGGCGGCGATAAGCGCATCAATCAACACTCCATGGCTGAACAGTTTGCTAAGTGGAACATCAAGTTCACGTCAGCACAAAAGACGCAGGCGGCTGAACCACTGTTGATGTCGCATCAGGTGGAGTTCTTGAAAAGGAGCTTTGTTCGATGCGGCCATATGTTTGTCGGCCCCTTGCGTCTCGAGTCTATCGAGAACATGATGTACTTCTGTCAAAAGAAGCACTTTGCCAATCCGGAAGTGATGTCGCAGTTGCTTCGGTCGTTCGCGACCGAACTGGCGTTCTACAATGAGGGGTTGTACGACTCGTACATGGCGAAACTTCGCATGTGCTTGAATGACTACAACTCCTCTCAGTTCGCCCAACCGTCACTGCGACGGATCCGACTGCCCTCTTGGGCCGAGGCTTGGTCTTGGCGAGAGGGTGAGGCGAAGAAGGGAGCAACCTTCATCGCGTGAACGGAGCCTTTATGGTAGCCGTTTGAAAACCCGGAGCGGGGAAGGAGTCGTTAGGCAAACCTTCC